AATTAAAACAAGTAAATATATAAATAACAAGTAATTAACAAATAACAATTAAACAATGGCAACAACTTATGTAGTAATTAACTTATCTGATACAAACGCTGTTTTGTTCAGTCAAGTAAACCAGTCTTCTGCTCAAACAATGAGAAGAAATGTGGCTAATACGCAAGGTGTTTTGTCTTTCCAGGTAGAGCCTAGCTTTATTACTAACGGTTCGTTGACGCCTGTTGGGACTTACACTCATGATGAGATACTAGTTTTACTAGCTACTCCAGAGTGGACACCTGCAGATCCTGAATAAGGATATATCAAAAACAATTAAATCTAATCAAATGAAAATAAAAGAAGAAGAACTAAAATTAATTCAAGAACAACAAAAACAACTTAATGAACTTGTTCGTAATATCGGATTATTAGAAAGCCAAAAACATGGACTGCTTCATGAAATAGCTGGTGTTAATAAAGACATAGAAGATTATAAAGATGTTTTAGAAGCTGAATATGGCGCTATTAACATAAATGTTGAAGACGGTACTTATACTAAGATAGAAGAAGATGTCGAAGGTGATAAGAAAGATTAGTATAGGTTCTGACTATAAGAACGATGCAATGCATTACTCAACTGGTCAGGAAGTATATGGCGGACATACTATTAGTGATATTCTTTTTGAAGACAAAGACCAATCATATAATATCTACATAACTAAAGATAATGAAGTTTTACCTTGGAAAAAGTTTAATGCTAATATGGCAATATCTGTAGAGTACGATTTAAAATACTAATGAAAAGCTTATATAGCTTTATTGTTAAACCATTAAATGAAAGGTATGACAATGTTAAAAAAATTAATGATAAAACACTTATCATTAATACAGGTATTGAAAACCATAGGTTTGTTAGTAAAAAAGCAGTTGTTGTTTCTACTCCAGCAGCTTATGCCTCGAAGATAAAAGTAGGTGATGAGCTTTATGTGCATCACAATATATTTAGAAGGTGGTACAATATGAGAGGTGAAGAAAAAAACTCTTCAACTTTTTTTAAAGATGACTTATACTTTGTTTCACCAGAGCAAATATATATGTATAATTTAAAGCCACATTTAGATTATTGTTTTGTAAAACCACTTAAAAACCAAAACTTATTAGAGAACAGGAAAGAACAACCTAATGTTGGTATAGTAAAATATACTAATAATGCCTTAGAAGCCGTAGGAATCACACCTGGGACGCTTATTACGTTTACACCTTACTCAGAGTTTGAGTTTATTGTAGAGGGTGAACGACTTTATTGTATGAAATCAAATGATATAGCTTTAACTCATGAATACCAAGGAAACGAAGAAGAAAATAATCCAAGCTGGGCAAAAAGCAGTTGAAGAGCTTATTAAGGTAGCAAAAGAAAAGATTGTTGACTCAGACGACGATGTAAGCGCTGACAGACTTAAAAATGCTGCCGCTACTAAAAAATTAGCTATATTTGATGCTTTTGAAATACTACAACGTATTCAACAAGAAGAAGATATGTTAAACGAAAAACCTAAAGAAGTTAAAGATCAAAAAACTTTTAGAGGTTTTGCAGAAGGAAGAAGTAAGTGAGTTATCAGCAAACACTTTGGAAAGAAATTAAAGACGTTGTTAATCCTAAAATATTAGCTAAAAACAACAGGTTTAAAAAATGGGAGTATGGTTATAACCCTGATTATGATTTTATAGTAATAAGTAAAACAGGTAAAATTGGACAAATCATTGAAATACAGAATCTCCGCATCGCTTTACCAGCAGCAGATGAACCGTTTAAACGAAGCGAAAATAAAGCTGAACAATACTGGGAAAAACAAGAATACCCAAAAGAGCTAAGCAAAATAAAAAGTAGATTTGATTGGGAAGAATACCCAAATGAATTTAAAGAAAAGTGGTATGACTATATCGACGAAGAATTCAAAAGAAGAGAAAATGGTTATTGGTTTTACAATAACGGCTTGGTTAATTACATTACTGGTACTCATTACATGTACCTCCAATGGTCAAAGATCGATATTGGAGCACCAGACTATAGAGAAGCAAATAGACTCTTCTTTATATTTTGGGAAGCATGTAAAGCAGATACGAGGTGTTACGGAATGTGTTACCTCAAGAACAGACGAAGTGGATTCAGTTTTATGTCAAGCGCGGAACTTGTTAACCAAGCTACAATATCTTCCGATTCTAGATACGGTATATTGTCCAAAACTGGTGCAGATGCCAAAAAAATGTTCACAGATAAAGTTGTCCCAATATCCGTCAACTACCCGTTCTTCTTTAAACCTATTCAAGACGGAATGGACAGGCCGAAAACTGAGTTGGCGTATAGAGTTCCAGCCTCGAAGCTTACTCGTAGAAAGCTACAGGAAAATATTAAAGAATTAGAATTAGAAGGATTAGACACAACTATTGATTGGAAAAATACTGGTGATAACTCATACGATGGTGAAAAGCTAAAATTATTAGCTCATGATGAAAGCGGTAAATGGGAAAGACCTGATAATATATTAAATAACTGGAGAGTTACAAAAACTACATTACGTTTAGGATCAAGAGTTGTAGGTAAATGTATGATGGGCTCGACTTCAAATGCTTTAGATAAAGGTGGAGACAACTTCAAAAAATTATACTACGCTTCTGACGTTACTAAAAGAAATAGAAACGGACAAACATCTTCTGGGCTCTATAGCTTGTTCATACCTATGGAATGGAACTACGAAGGATTCATCGATACTCATGGATTACCTGTATTCATTAGAAACAAAGCTTCAATCAAAGGAGTTGATGGCTACGAAATTACAACAGGAGTTATCGAGCACTGGGAAAATGAAGTTGAAGGTTTAAAAAACGATCCTGATAGTTTAAATGAATATTACCGTCAGTTTCCAAGAACAGAGCAACACGCTTTTAGAGACGAAACAAAAGATAGTTTATTTAATTTAACTAAAATATACGAGCAAATAGACTATAATGCAGAGTTGAATAATACTGCAGCTGTTACAACTGGTAGTTTTCAATGGCAAAATGGAGTTAAAGATACTAAAGTTATATTCTCTCCTAATAAAGACGGTAGATTTAAAATAAGTTGGGTACCACCTATTAATTTGCAAAATTTAATGTTAATTAAAAATGGTGTTAAATACCCTGCTAATGAACATATTGGTGCTTTTGGCTTAGATAGTTATGACATATCAGGTACTGTAGATGGTAAAGGTTCTAATGGAGCATTGCATGGTTTAACTAAGTTTTCAATGGAAGATGCACCGCCTAATCATTTTTTTTTAGAATATATATCAAGACCACAAACTGCTGAAATATTTTTTGAAGATGTATTAATGGCTATGGTATTTTATGGTATGCCAATACTTGCTGAGAATAATAAACCTAGGTTTTTATACTATTTAAAACGAAGAGGTTATAGAGGTTACTCAATTAATAGGCCTGATAAAGTTTGGAATAAATTATCGCCAACAGAAAAAGAGATAGGTGGTATACCAAATACAAGTGAAGATATTAAGCAAGCGCATGCTGCTGCTATAGAATCTTACATAGAAACATATGTAGGATTAAAAGAAGATGGTTATGGTGATATGTATCATCAAAAGACATTAGAAGATTGGGCTAAGTTTAATATAAATAATAGAACTAAACATGACGCTTCTATTAGTTCTGGTTTAGCTATAATGGCTTGCAATAAAAATAAATACACACCAGTAGCAAAAAGATTAAAAAAATATGTTGATTTAGGCATAAAAAGATATGATAACACAGGTTATGTTTCAAAAATAAAATAAATGAATATAATTCCAAACGCAAACACTACAAGTTCTTTTCCTAGTCAGGTAGTACCTGATGCAGAGAAAGCTACATATGAATATGGTTTACGTGTTGCTAGAGCTATTGAAGATGAGTGGTTTAGAAATGATAGAGGCCGTTACGATAGATTCAATACAAACTACAATAATTTTCATAGGTTAAGGTTATATGCTAGAGGTGAGCAATCTGTACAAAAATATAAAGATGAATTATCTATAAATGGTGACTTAAGCTATTTAAATCTAGACTGGAAACCTGTACCAGTTATACCTAAGTTTGTAGATATTGTTGTAAATGGTATGTCTCAAAGATCTTATGATATAAAAGCTTATGCACAAGATCCTGAGTCAATAATGAAAAGAACTGCTTATGCCGAAGCTCTTCAAAGAGACATGATGCAAAAAGATCTTATCAAACAAATACAACAAGTAACAGGATTAGATGTTTCTAAATCACAAGGTAAAGGTTTAGAAATGGAAAGTGAAGAAGACTTACAACTTCATATGCAAATGGATTATAAAGATGCTATAGAAGTTGCTGAAGAAGAAGTTATAAATCAAGTATTAGATTATAATAGATATGATTTAATTAGAAAAAGATTAAATTACGATCTAACTGTAATAGGTATTGCTTGCGTTAAAACTAATTTTAATAAATCAAATGGTATTGAAATAGATTATGTAGATCCGTCTAACTTAGTTTATTCATATACAGATGATCCTAATTTTGAAGATCTATACTACGTGGGTGAAGTTAAGTCAATTAGTTTGCCAGAACTTAAAAAACAATTTCCTAACTTAACACCAGCTGATATAGAAGAAATACAAAAGTATCCAGGTAACTCTACATATACTAGAAATTTTAATGGTAGGTATGACGATCAAACCATCCAAGTATTGTATTTTGAATATAAAACTTACACTAATCAAGTATTTAAAATAAAAGAAACTGCCTCAGGACTAGAAAAAACTTTAGAAAAACAAGATGTGTTTTTAGAAGCTCCTGAAAATGATAACTTTAAAAAAGCTTATAGATCAATAGAAGTATTATATAGAGGCGCTAAAATACTAGGTCATGAAAAAATGTTAAACTGGACTTTATGCCCTAACATGACTAGACCTAATGCAGATACTACTAGAGTTAATATGAATTATAATATAGTAGCTCCAAGGTTGTACAAAGGTAGAATTGAATCATTAGTTAGTAGAATTACTACATTTGCTGATATGATACAACTAACACATTTGAAGTTACAGCAAGTAATGTCAAGAGTAGTTCCTGATGGTGTATTTATGGACGTTGATGGACTTGCAGAAGTTGATTTAGGTAATGGTACTAATTATAATCCAGCTGAGGCATTGAATATGTATTTTCAAACTGGTAGTATTGTTGGTAGATCATATACTCAAGATGGTGGGCCTAATCCAGGTAAAGTACCTATACAAGAACTTTCTACTTCAAATGGCATGGGTAAAATACAATCATTAATACAAACTTATGAGTATTACCTTAAAATGATTAGAGATGTAACCGGACTAAATGAAGCAAGAGATGGTAGTACTCCTGATAAATTTGCTTTAGTAGGTTTACAAAAATTAGCTGCTGCTAATTCTAATACAGCTACTAGGCATATACTTCAAGCTAGTTTATATTTAACTTTAAAAACTTGTGAAAATATTTCATTAAGAGCAGCCGATGCTTTAATGTTTCCAATGACTAAACAGTCGTTAATGCAAAGCATATCTAGGTATAATGTAGGAACACTAGAAGAACTTTCTAAATTAAACATACATGATTTTGGTATATTTTTAGAACTAGAGCCAGATGAAGAAGAAAAACAAATATTAGAGCAAAACATACAAATAGCTTTAAAAGCTGGACAAATAGATTTAGAAGATGCTATTGACATTAGAGAAGTTGCTAATTTAAAGTTAGCTAATCAAATGTTAAAAAAGCGTAGAAAAGATAAAGCTACAAAAGATCAACAAGCACAACAAGCTAATATACAAGCACAAGCACAAGCAAATGCTCAACTAGCTGAGCAAACTGCTTTAGCTGAAACTCAAAAGCAACAAGTATTAACTGAGCAAAAAATACAAATAGAACAATCTAAAATTGAGTTTGAAACTAGAAAAATGGAGATGGAAGCTCAAATAAAAGAAAGGTTAATGGAGCAAGAGTTTAAATACAACATGCAGCTTGCTCAAGCTAAAGTTAGTCAAGAAGATAAAAAAATTCAAACAATAGAAGATAGAAAAGACAAGAGAAGCAAACAAGAGGCTACTCA